GCCTACTACCGCGACATGAAGAACTCCATCGACGACTGCACATGGTGCGCGAAATACCAGGGCGCACCGTATGTCCGTCAGGGTCTCGTCTTTCCGCCGGATTCACTGCTCCGCTACAACGGCGTCCTGCCGGGCGGATCACCCGAACGGATTATCGCCGCGTGCGACGTCGCGTGGGGCGGAGAAGACTATCTGTCAATGCCGATCGTCTACGTGTACGGCGACGGCTCCATGTACTGTGTCGACGTGGTGTTCTCGAACGCGAACAAAGTCTTCACGCAGCCCGAAGTAGTCGGCAAGCTGCTGATTCACCGCCCGCACCAGGTACAGTTCGAGGCGAACAACGGCGGAACCGAATACGCGCAATCGGTCGACGAAATGCTCCGCGCGAAAGGGTGTTCACTCAACATCTCGACGCGTCGCGCCCCCGGCAACGCCTCGAAGCTCTCCCGCATCATCCAGTACGCGCCGGACATCGCGAAGATTCACTTTCTCGACTTCGACCACTCGACGCCGGAATACCGCTCGTTCATCGAATGGCTCTGCTCCTTCGTCTCGCTCGGCAAGAACGTGCACGACGACGCGCCCGACTCGCTCGCACAGCTGATGGATTTAGCGACCGGAAACTGGGGCATCGTCTCGGTTCAGAAACGGCTATTCTGACACTCATAACGGAATACTGCCGCACGTGGCGGGATTTCGTTATATAGCAACAATTTAGTTCGGAACACTTGACAAATTCTTGTTAAAGATGTATAATAATATATGACGGGCGACCCCTTTCCCTTTTGCCTGTCTGCCATGCTCCGCACCGTTTGCGGATATGGTTTTCTCCTCCACCCCGGCGCTGTTTTTAACCTTTCTCACGCCGGGGTGAATATTACAAAGAACTGGTGGTGAAAGAATGGCGGATGAACAGAACAGCGTATCAGACGTCTCCCCGGTACTGACCGGGCGGCACGTCATATATACGGACGCGGAAACAGTCGACGCGGCGAATGTCGTACAGGTACTGAATGACGTCCTCCCGACCTTTTACCGGAACCAGAGCGAAATAAACTACCTCTACGGCTACTACAAGGGCAAGCAGCCCATTCTCAACCGCGTCAAGGAAGTCCGACCGGAGATCAACAACAAAATCGTCGAGAACCACGCGTGGGAAATCGTCTCCTTCAAGGTCGCGTACCTGCTCGGAGCGCCCATCGCCTACACGCGCCGGAAAATCCGGAGCGGAGAGGCACGCATGACCATGACGCCCGACGAGATCACCGCGGCGCAGACACGCGACCCGGTATCCGAAAAGGTCGGACGGCTAAACGAAATCATGCACGTCCTCGACAAGGAAGCTGTCGACCACGATATCGCCGAGTGGAACCACATCTGCGGAACCGCTTACAGATATGTCGTCGGGAACCTCGCGAACGATGAGAAAATCGAAATCGGCAGTCTCGACCCGAGACGAACCGGCGTCGTCTACTCAAAAGAGCTCGGCGCGAAGCCCGTCATGGCGTTCCAGGAGACACTCAGAGACAATCAGCAGACGATATACACTGTCTGGACAGATACCATGCAGTTCGAGATCGTGAACAACACAGTCACGTCCTCGAGGCTCCACGGCATCGGGACGGTTCCAATCATTGAGTACCCGCTCAACAACGCGCGGCTCGGCTCGTTCGAAGTCGTCCTTGAAGTGCTCGACGGCATTAACAAGCTGTCCTCGAACCGGCTTGACGGCACGGAACAGTTCGTCCAGAGCTTCATTAAATTCGTCAACTGCCAGATAGACGAGACAAAGTACAAAGAATTCCGGCAGGAAGGCGCAATCATCATCAAATCGGACAACTCGAACCCCTCGGACGTCGATATCATCTCGTCCGAACTCGACCAGTCGCAGACGCAGGTCGAAATCGACCACCTCTATCAGCAAGCCCTCACAATCTGCGGCATGCCGGACAGAAACGGTGCGAACCGCACGACCGGAGACACCGGCAACGCCGTACTGCTCCGCGACGGCTGGGCAATGGCGGAGAGCTGCGCCAGGGACACCGTAATGCAGTGGGAACGAAGCGAAAAACAGTTCCTCCGCATCGCGCTGTCGCTTCTCAAAACATACGGCAAGCTCGACCTCGGGCTCGCCGACATCGACATCCGGTTCACGAAAGGCAACACCGAGAACATGCTCGTCAAGACGCAGGCTCTCATGAACCTCCTCGACGCCGGAGTACACCCCGAAATCGCGTTCGGCATACCTCACCTGTTCGACGACCCGAATCAGGCGTATATCGACTCGATCCCATACCTCGCCGCGCGGCTCCAGAGCGGGGCTGCCGGGCAGGACAATTCAGGGCAGGACAAGCCCGGAGGCGGAAGCAATGACGGAAACAAAAACGATTCCGGCGGCGGAAGCTCCGGAACTGATTAAAGTCCGCTGTCCGCACTGCGGAAGGCTCCTCGGAGCAATAAACGGTGTGGCGGAGATAAAGTGCCGCGGCTGCGGAACGACGGTCAGAGCCCACACGGAAGGCTCACGCGCCGTCATCCGAACGGTCACGTCATAAGCGGGACACCCCCCCGCACCACAACACAGAGCGCCGAGAGCGCCAGATATCTACAGGTTTTTACACAACCTGTCGGTTCTGGCGCTCTTTTTTATAGCCTCTTTCCCCGGGGCGACGCTGATTTAATTTATTAAACAATGGACAGAGAAGTCCGAAAAACGCAAATCTACGGCGGAGAGAACCGCCTCATCAAACGCAGAAAGGGATTATCACATGGAACTCAGAGATTTACTCGGCGAAGACTACCGCGAAGGAATGACGGCTGAAGAGATCGCGACGGCGCTCTCCACCAAGAACTTCGTGAACAAGGAGACCTTCGATAAGACCGCGTCCGACCTCGCCAAAGCGAAGAAAGACATGAAGACCAACGAAGGCACTCTGACCGAACGCCTCGAAGCGCAGAGACAGCAGATCGAACAGCTCACCGTCAAGGCGAACCGCCAGGAAGCGGCAAGCATTCTCGCGGGGAACGGCATGAGCAAGGAAGCCTACGAGACCTTCCTCGACGGCATCGTCACCACCGACGCGGAGAAGACGACCACGGTCGCCACGGCGATCGCGGCGGCGTTCAAAGCTTACGGAGAAGCGACGGCAAACAAGGTCAAGGGCGAACTCGCAGCGGGCGGCAAAGCCCCCTCACAGGCTCCCGCGACCACCACCATGACCAAGGAAGCTTTCGGCAAGCTCACCTTCGCCGAACAGGTACAGTTCAAGAACGATAATCCGACCGAATACGCGGCACTCTTCAAAGCGTGACCGCACAACCCCATTTTTCGAAAGGATGATTAAACAATGGCAAAGACCTACCTCAATTACCCCTTTGACGACGATCTCTTCATTGCCCGCTGGCTTGCGGAGCCGGATTCCGAAAAGACCGCGCTCCTTGATTCCGGCGTAATGGTTGAAGACCCGGTGCTCGCCTCGAGGCTCATGTCCTCCGGCAACTACGGCACTATCCCCTTCTATAAGACCCTCACCGGCACTCCCGTGAACCACGACGGCGCGACCGACATCACCGCGACCGAGACCCAGGCAGACCAGCAGAACTTCGTCGCGTACGGTCGCGACGTCGCATGGACTGCACGCGATTTCGTCGGCGAGCTCTCCGGCGCTGATCCGATGGGGCACATCATCTCGTCCGCCGCGAGATTCTGGGCGAAGTATCGCCAGAAGAAGATTATCGCCATCCTCGGCGCTATTTTCGGCATCACCGGCAACGCCGCGTGGACTGCCCACACCGTCGACGTCGGCTCCGCTACCGCGACCGCGAGAAAGATCGAGGCGACCGACCTCAACGACCTCGCGACCGACACCCTCGGCGACAACAAGGACGCGTACAAGCTCGCTATCATGCACTCGTCCGTCGCCCGCACCCTCGAGAATCTCCAGGTTCTCGATTACTGGAAGCAGACCGACGCGAACGGCATTCAGAGGAATATCGGTCTCGCGTCCGTGAACGGCTACACCGTTATCATCGACGACGGCGTTCCGGTCACCACTGTCGGCGGTGCTGAGGCGAACAAGGATCTCAAGAAGTACACGACCTACCTCCTCGGCACTGGCGTTCTCCGCCACTGCTGGGCAAGGCAGGACGTTCCGGTCGAAGTTCTCCGCGAGCCGCTGAAGAACAACGGTCAGGACACTCTCGTCACGAGAATCCGCGAGTGCATCCACCCGAACGGCTTCTCCTTCAAGCTGCCCACCACCGGCTGGACGAACTCCCCCACCGACGCGCAGCTCGAGGCGTCCACGAACTGGGCTCTCAAGTTCGCTCCGAAGGAAATCCCGATCGCACGCCTCATCACGAACGGCTAAACCATGACCGCAGACGAGAAGCTTATCCGGCTGAAACGGATGATGCGGCTTCCCGACACGGACGACGACACGCTTTCGGCGTTCCTCGACTTCACACGGGACGAAATCCTCTCGTGGAGGTACGGAGCGACCGGGAGCATACCGGACGACGTGACCGACGTGCCGCAGGAATATGAAAGCGTCCAGCTGAACGCCGTCATGATCGGCTTCTCGCAGATCGGCGGCGAAGGCGAAACCGCTCACAACGAAAACGGAATCTCGAGGCAGTTCGGGTATTCGTCCTGCCTCGAATACATCCACAAGAACGTAATGCCGTACGTCGGGGTGATCTCATGAGGACACTCGCGAAGAACCGGATTCCGTACTGGTACGCCCTCTTCGCGGGCACTCAGGACGTCACCGACGAAGACGGCAACTACACGGGCGAACAGGAAGTCATCTATACCGAACCCGTCAAGGCGTGGGGCAATATCTCCGCCGCCAAAGGCGATTCATACGCCGCCGGGTTCGGAACGATGGTCGACTACGACAAGGTGCTCTGCACCGAAACGACCGACCTCGACGAGAACGCGGTTGTCTGGCTCGACGCAGAGCCGACCGCCGCCCCGTACAACTACCGCGTCAGGCGGGTATCGAAGTCAATCAACGGCACACTCGTCGCGCTGAAACAAGTCGACGTAGGCGCGTAAGCGAAGGAGAACACCATGCGAAAACGCATCACCGTCCGGCTCTCGCCCGGAAGTGTCAGGTCGGCTCTCGATGAGGTCGCATCCCTCATGTCAGCCAACCGGAACCGGCTTGACGACACCGCGCGTGATATCGCCGAACGGATATGCGAAAAAGCGCAGAGGAACTTCGACGCCGCGTGGTACGACAGCCTCGCGAGAGGCGTCAGAGGCGAAGCCGACGTTAAGTGCCGGGTAGAAAAGACCGGTAGCGGCTACAAAGTCATCGCCGAAGGGGCTGAGGTGACGTTCGTCGAGTTCGGGGCAGGAATCTATTACAATCCCCCCGCCGGAGCGTCGCCACACCCCAAAGGCGCGGAACTCGGATTCGTTATCGGCGGATATGGCAAGGGGCAGGGCAATCAGAAGGCGTGGGGCTACTACGCCGAAGACGGCAACCTCGTCGTCACGCACGGCACGGCGGCGCAGACGCCGCTGTACAGGGCCTTTGAAGAGGTATTACAGGAGGTGAAGAAACGATGATCGATTTTGAAAACACATTCGTCGACGCTGTGCGAACGGCAGTCGCGAAGAAGTTCCCGAAAGCGACGGTCGTCTCCGAATACGTCCCGAAACCGTCTTCCTTCCCCCATGTGTACATCCGCGAAACCGACAACGTTTCTGAGACCGCCTCATTCCGCGTGAACGGCGGAGAAAACAACGCGAGACTGTCCTACACCGTCGACGTGTTTTCAAACAAGAAAAGCGGGAAAAAGAGCGAGTGCAAAGCGGTTATGGCTGTGGTCGACGAGACCATGCAAAGCTACAACTTCCAGCGCACATTCTGCAATCCCTTCCCGAACGAGAACGACGCGTCCATCTACCGGATGGTCGCGAGATACACGAAACTGCAATCAGCAGAAATGGAGGTATGATAAATGACCACCAACGGCATTAAATTCTATTACGCTCCCGAGGCTACTGCGGGCACTCAGCCCACCACCGGTTGGGTTGAAATCCCCAACGTCGTCAGCTGGGGCGAAATCGGTTCGACCCCCGACACCATCGAAATCACCCCGGTCTCCGAGACCGCGTTCAAGCGCTACGAGCAGGGACTGTCTGACACCGGCAGCGTCGACGTCACCGGCAACTGGGCTTCTGATTTCATCGGCGCGTGGGAGGAAATGAGAGAGGCTGCGGCAACCGCGGCGGCAGCGGGCAAAACCCTCTGGTTCACTCAGGTCATCCCGAACTACGAAAAGAGCTTCTACTATTCCGGTTCCCCCTCGATGCTCAGATTCCCCGAAGTCACCTCGAACTCGGCTTTCCAGGTATCCGGAACCATCACCGTAAACAAAGTCACCGGTCTCGCGGCGAAGCCCACTATCGGCGGCTGATAAACAAAGGAGATAAACCATGATCATCAACGGCAAGGAAATAACGGCAAAACCTATCGACTTCAACGCCACGATCGAACTCAACGATCTCGGCGGCGACATCTACTCCTTCGGCACGAAGCCCCTCGCGGCGCTCAGAGCATACCTCGCGTACTGCGCGGGCATCGACGCCGAGGAGGCGGGGCACGAAATCGAATCCCACATCGTAGGGGGCGGTGACCTCTCTGACCTCTCGACGGCATTCATGAAGGCGTGCGACGACAGCGCTTTTTTCAAAGCGATGATCGCGAAGGCGAAGACGGCGGAGAAGAAACAGGCAAAGAACGCCTGACTCCGAACGCCGCCGAAACGGTATACGAAAACTGGCTTCCTGCGGCTTACAGGATCGGGCTTGACCTAACCACATTCTGGCGGCTCAATCCACGCCGCATGAAGCCTTTTCTCGATATATTCGAAAAGAACCAGCGTGAAGAACGCGATCGGATGAACTTTCACGCATACATGACCGGCATCTACGTCCGGGACGCCATCGGCGCATGCTTCTCGAAGAACGGAAAGTTCCCGGATCGTCCGTACGATCTGAGAAGCGAAGAGGAAAAAGCGACCGCAATCCCCCCCGAAGAATACGCACGGAGATTGATCCTCATGCAGGAATACCACGACAAAGAAAGAAAATTAAAAGAAAAGTTCGGAGGAGGTGAAATAAATGGCAGATAACGAAGTGCAAATAGACAGTTTATCAGTCGCGATAGAGGAAAGCGCGGGCACGGCGTCGAAAGATCTTTCGCGCCTCGCGTCGAGCCTAAAAAAGCTGCAAACAAGTGTCTCCTCGCTCAATATGTGGGACGCGATACGGCAGTTCGACGCTCTCGGAGCCGCCGCAGGCAGCCTGACCTACTTCTCGACGGCGCTGGACAGCCTGAGAAACGCGAAAATCTCCTCCTCCATCGGTCGGCAGCTCAAAGAAATCGGTGACGCGGCAAACAGTCTCGGCTCGCTCGACACGGCAGCACTCGACAAAGTAAAAGCCCTCGGCGAATCCCTGAAGCCGCTCGGCGAACTCGGACGCGCACAGCTTACCTCATTTATTAATCAGCTCGCGAAGCTTCCCGCGCTTTCCGAGAGTCTCGACACCGTCGACATGGATCGCTTCACGGCGACGATTGAACGGCTCACAGCGGCAATGGCTCCCCTCGCGACCGAGATGGACAAAATCGCCCGCGGATTCGCGGCGTTCCCGCAGAGAATTCAGACCTTCATTAAAAATAATGAAGCGGCGACGTCCTCGGTCAAAAAGTCGAAAAAGGAAATGAGCGGATGGCAGGAAACGCTCGGAAAGATTCTCGGGCAGCTCGAGAAGATCGAAAAGAAGCCGTCCATATTCAAGAAGCTGCTTTCGGCGGCAGCACTCAGCAAAATACGAACTGGGCTTGATAAGACGATCAGCTCCGCTAACGAATACATCGAAGCCCTGAATCTCTTCTACGTTGCGATGGGCGGATACTCCGAGAAAGCGCAGGAATACGCCGAAATCGTCGGCGACAGCTACGGAATCGACCCCGCCGAATTCATGAAGATGCAAGCGACCTTCATGGATATGTCGAAGTCGTTCGGCACGGCGAGCGGCACAGCGTATACCATGTCGAAGGCGCTGACGCAGCTGACTTATGATATATCATCTCTTTACAACCTTAAGGTCGACGAATCGCTGAACAAAGTGCGTTCGGCTCTGGCTGGCGAAATTGAACCCGTTAATTATCTGGCGGCTTGACGCGAAACCGCGTCTCGAACAACATAGTGAACCCGCAAATGCGGGGTGTGTATCTCACGATAGGATGCGCAGGAAATGGCGCATAGGAGATATGCTGACAGGGAACCACTAAATCTGAATATGCAAGGAATAATTTACCAGTACAAAATCGGAAACAAGCTTTATGTCGGAAAAACTCTTGCGCTCGAGAGAAAACGGCAAGCAAAGCACAAATTTGAAGCATACAAACTTCATAAGGAAACGCCGTTCGCGCGAGCGATACGGAAGTATGGATGGGACAACGTTCTCGCTGGATACTCGGTCATAGAACGCATCGAAGCGGGCACGAAACAGGAACTCAACGCGAAACTCTGCGAGCGTGAAACTTACTGGATACGGACACTTGACACGCTTGCCCCGAAAGGCTATAATTGCTATGACCGCGGGCAGTACGGAACCCCTACATACGGCGACAAGAAAGCAATGTATGAAAAGATTTCAAAGTCGCTCAAAGGCAAGTACATGAATCCCGAGGCTACAAGCAAACCGGTATTTTGTATTGAGCAAGGCAGATGGTATCCATCCGTCCGAGAAGCAGAACGCGCGAACGGTTTGAAGAAAGGAACTCTTAACAAAGCCGCCGACGGCAAATCTTGTACTTGCGGTGGACTTACATGGAGCCACGACGGCAAACCTCATGAGCGCGAAGACTTAATTAAAAAATCCCGAAAACCTATCGTTTGTATCGAAACTGGTATCGAGTACAAATCGATATATGAAGCATCAAAATTATTCCTTCCCGAAGAACCATGCGCCAACACGAAGCCCAAAATCCAAATGTCGCTCAAACATGGATGGGCTGTGAGTGGCTACCACTTCAAATATTCAGACAAGTAAATCCTGTGCTATCTTGGAAACAAGGTAGTCTAACGACCATCCCTCGGCGGCGAAATTCCGCAACAGGAGTAGGGCGACGGTGAAATTCCGGCGCGGGTGAAAATCCCTTAAATCGAAGTGCTATGATACCGTTCTACGGTATGTGATATGGTCTACTCCCACTGCCCTGAGCAGTGTTAAAGTACCGCGAAAGCGGGGGTATAATGGCAGACAATTAGGAAAGGATCTTTCCGTCGCGAACCTCAAGCTCCTCGCGACCGAACTCGGCATCACCGCGAACGTCGACGCCATGAACCAATCCGAAAAGGCAATGCTCCGCACGATCTCGCTGCTGAGACAGTCGAAATCGGCTATGGGCGACATGGCGAGAACGCTCGAGCAGCCCGCGAACCAGTTCAGAATCCTCAAAGCGCAGCTGACGCTTCTCGGACGCGCAATCGGTGAGCTGTTCCTGCCGATGGTGCAGAAAGTCCTCCCGTACATGATCGCGCTCGTCAAAGTCGGGCAGCGCATCGTCTCAGCATTCGCAGCCCTCGCGGGGTTTGAACTGCCGAAATTCGACTACGCGGATTCCATTGTCGATGGGAACGAAGAAATCGCCGATTCCGCCGACGAAGCCGCGAAGAGCGTCAAAAAGCTCTATCAGCTCTCGTTCGACGAGTTGAATATCCTCGGCTCGCAGAACAGCTCCTCGTCCGGAAGCGGGACGAGCGCGGCGGATATCGCGAAGCTTGAAGAGGAGCTGAACCGGCTTGCAAAGCTCGAGGACGATATGTTCTCGAAGAATCTCGGTGAAGCGACCGACAAAATCGCGGAGCAGATTGAGAGCTGGATCACGAAAGGGCAAGGCGTCGAAGATTGGGCGGCTGGTGTCTGGGAAGACTTCAAGGGCATCAAGGACGCCGCGGCGGCGGTCGCGGATTCACTCGGGCTCTGGAAGATTCCCACCGCTATCGCAGACCTCGCGAAGTCCCTCGGGCTTGATGTCGGGGCTGTCGACTTTAATTTCGGAACATCCACGCAGGGCAAAGTCACCGGCGGCGACACGCTGAAAACGCTGCTCGGAAGCGGGCTGGGGCTGGCGCTCGGAATCGGGGCGCTGGCAATCGCGGCAACGGGCAACGGCGGCGGGCTCCTTGCGAAAGGTCTCGGAATCGCTCTCGGAATCGGCGCGATAGATATGCTCTATGACAATGTGACGGGTGGAAAGAATGACACGAGCACCGGGAACGGACTGTTAAAAACAGTGACAAACGCTCTCAGTCTCGGTCTGCTCGGAGCTTCGCTCTCACTGCTCAGCGGCAAGGGGCTGAAATATTCCGTCGCATTGGCACTCGGGATATCGTCGGCAACGTTACTGTTTGACGGAATCACCGGCATAGTAGACACCGACCCGGACAACGACTTCGCGTCGGTCGTCAAACTCGGCATTGGTTCCGCACTCGGCGGTGTCGGATTGATGTGGGCTGGCGGCATGGGGCGGCTTAAGTATACAATGTCTATGGCGCTCGGAATAACCGCTCTGGCACTTGATTTTTCTGCGGTTCAACTTCTTAGCGACAGCAATCCAGATAACGACCTTCTCGGCAAAGTGCTCGACGGACTATCGCTTGCGCTCTTTTCTGGGGCTGCCGCCAAATCCGGCGCAGGCGCGGTTGCCGGAGGAATCTTCAAATTTCTGGGTGTTGGTGCTGGGGCGGCTACTGCTGGAGGCACGATTCTGGTTGGCGCGGCATTAAAGGTCATTTTTGATCTGATTTTTGACTTTGAAAACACCAAAAACGGTATATTGGATATTACTGGATTGGGAGACGTAATCTATTCGAAGGATAACGTACTTAACACCGCGAAGAAGCAGATCGAAAAGAACAAAAAGGAAGCCGAAGAAACCGTCAAGCCGAGTACTGCGACAACCGACGCATACAAGAAACAGTCTACCGAGGTAGTAACCGAATTTCAGCGGATGCAGCAGAGCTCACTCGATTCACTTTCTAAACTGTCGCAAGGCGTGAATTCTGCTGTCGGTGACTGGTCTCAGTCGCTCAAAAAGATCGGAAGCGAAGTTTCTGAAATCGCGGAAACGGACATTTACAAACCGCTTTACGACAAAACAACGCAGATGGGAACCGATCTCGCCGACAAAGGCAAGTCAGCCGGTGAAAACGTCGCGAAAGGCTTTGTCGCCGGAGTAGACTATAACGCCGATTACGTCGCGAAGGGCATGATCGGCGCGGCACGGAACACTATGGTTCAGTTCACCGACGTTCTCGGCATCCACTCCCCGTCGACCGTGTTCAAGGAATATGGTCAGTATGTCGACCTCGGATTCGCCGAGGGCGTCACGCTCGGGCTGCCGAACATCACGGACGCTTTCGGGAACGTCTGGACGTCAATTCGCGTCGACTTCTCATCCTTCGCGAACGGGCTGCTCGCGTCCGCGAGAACCTTCGTGAATCAGCTGAACCAGACGCTCTCATCGGTGTCGTTTGGCGGAAGCAGCGCGGCGAAATCCATCATCGGCAAAACGCCGAAAATGATTCCCGCCTTCGCCACCGGCGGATTCCCCGAGGACGGAATGTTCTGCGCCAACTCCGGAGAGCTCGTCGGGCGGTTCTCCAACGGACGGACGGCTGTCGCGAACAACGCGCAGATCATTGAAGG